TACTTAAAACACTAATGACAATTGAACAATTAAAAAAATTAATGAAGGACCTAGGCGCAAGCGAAGAGACCACAAGCGACGGTTTTACTTTTATTGAGCTAGATAGTAAAAATTTAAAATGCCCACAAGCATCTAAATCTTGCCATCCAACCGGCTGGCCAAAGGGTAACCCTAAATGGACCAAGCAACAAGCAACAAGCGATGACAAGTAACAAGCATTGTTTTTTTCCCTCCGGGTGGGGGGCCCGCCCTCAGGCACACACAGGGCTGCGGCAAATTGTCGCAGCGTCAATGTGTCATATTGACAGGCAAATTGTCGCATGGGCCGTGACACAAGGCCACAGGCACAGGCCTGTGGATAACTTAAAATATTTTTCACGCTGCCACATTTCGAACACATTATTATGGGATCTTCTAGGATGTCAAATTAACAACAACGGAGGTGATTATGGCATTAACATCAGACTACAGAACAGTGAACACGGAAGGATGGACCGAGGACCAGGTAAGAAACTTGAGCGAGTTCTGCTTTCCTATGATGACAATTGGAATGACAGAAATTTCGGACGAGACAATCGAAGAGATTTATTTACGTTTCAAAATAAGGGAGAGATTAGGAATTTCTTCTTTTGTAAACAAAATAGATCCAAGATTATTTTGGACCACGCTGCAGAGTTACAAGGGTCTCAAGACAAATGTGAGGTACGAAAAACGACATGTTTGGATCAACCGAATGGTCAAAACCATTGTCCAGGATCTTCAGTACGAAGGTATGGGAGAAGGGGACACAATCAGATAGTTTCAACCTCCAACCCGGGCGAGAAATCGCCCGGGTTTTTTTATGCCTGGATAATGGATAATAGGAAAAAGGAACAGGCGACAAGCAACATGCGACAGGGAACAGGCTGAGATAGATATATTGGGCGGGGCCCGCCCACAAGCGCGCTGCGCGGTTATGTCACATTGACAAGAAATTCCTGGACCTTGGTCCATGACTCAGCGACCGGGGTACATGGCTCACGGTTCACGAGTTTTAGAATATCTTTTCCTTCATAAAGTTTTATGGCTAAAGGATCGAGGGCCTTTGCCAAGATAAAAGTATTGTTAGAATGTTTCATGTGGAACGCAATTTGGTGTGGTGAGAAGGTTAATTTTTTACGTTTCTCTACCTTTAATTCAATGGTAAAAAACTTTCCTTTTTCGTTGTAACATAATAGATCTGGCACACCTGCAGAGGCCCAACTTTCAAGTCTTGTAAAGGAAATTTGCTTGATGTTTTTCTTAACTTCTTGCCAAAATTTAGACTCATCTTTGGCCATATATTTACCGTAAGTAGAGAGGCTATAATCTCTTTAAAATTTTACCCATACGAGCTCTTTCAGGCATTACTGTAAGCACAATTCTATGAGATTCTCTCACTCCAATTAATTTATTCTGCATTAACTTTGCACCCGTAATATCGTAGAACTCACCATTAGGTAATACAACTTGAACTCTTGCATCACCACCTACTGGTGATTTAATAAACTTATCTAATATTTGTCTGAATAATCTTCCTGATACCATATCTTTTTAGGTGGGGGCTCAGTATCAGCCGAATGGATATCTTCCACGGTTTCGTAAGCCAACCCCCACCAATGTTTATAAAGTTTTAGTTTTTAAAACCAGATTGATTAAAAACTAGCGCTACTCACGGAGGTAAGTTGCAGTTGACTTATACATTTTATTACTATATTAGTCAATGGACATAACTGCGACAGAACGACTCATGGGAGTACCTAAACAATTAACACCAAAACAAATCAAATTCGCTCAAGAATTGGTTTACAATGAAGGTAGAAAAACAGCTACTCAATGTGCAATTGAAGCTAAGTATTCAGAAGATAGAGCTCACGTTACCGCATCAGAATTACAAAATCCAAAAATGTATCCATTGGTTGTTCAATACATCGGACAACTACGTCAAGAGATACAGAAAAAATACGATATTACTTTTGAATCTCATATGGCCCAATTGGGTGATATGAGAAATAAAGCTTTAGATAGTAAAGCTTGGACTGCTGCTATTAATGCTGAAGTTGCAAGAGGTAAAGCTGCAGGATTATATGTTGAACAAAAAATAATTAGAACTGGTAAGTTAGATGATTTATCTGAAGAAGAATTAGATAGTAGAATTGCAGAAGTATTAGATCAATACTCACCAATACTTGAAGGTGTTGAACATGAAGATTTTAAAAAGAAAGTGAAAGAAACAAAAGCATCATCAGAACGTACAGTACCAAAATATATAGATATTGAATCAGAAGAGATTTCATCTACAGATTAATTTTTTCTAGTCTAACTATACACCCAGTTGGAAATACATTTCTATCACTAAAAGATTCCTCTCTTGAATCATAACTTGCAAAAGTTTTTACTACCTTAGAATCTTTATAAAATATATATCCGTATGTAACCATCTCTGCAGGTTTCATTTGATTAAATTCTTCTACACTTGCATGACCACTATCTCCTAAAATATCCAACCATACAATACGATAAAAATAAAATCTTTTTTTATCAATAACTAATGATTTAAATTTAGATTTTTTTCTTTTATATTTTGGCATACTGCCTTATAGCACATTTTTTTCACCTTCCCAGGACTTCATCCTTTGCCTTATTTCAACCCTGTACGACTAGACGATTGTAGTAATTTTTTAAAAATTGTAGTAAAAAAAAGTGGCTTATACCAACGATTGTAAGCTCTGTAGTAACTGTGTAGTAACTTTTAAATTGTCTATTATCTGCTAATATCAACACTTCTAGACGATTTTTTTCAGATTGTAGTAACTTTTGGGGGTCTGAACTTTTTTTGAAAAATATTTTTTTTATTTACCCTCAAAAAAATCCTTACAATCTTACAATGCGCATAAAATAAAGCTTATTTAACATTCAATTTACTACAATTTATCCGGAAAAATGTGACATATTTGTCACAGTTCCATGTTCCGTGACACATTTCTGCCACATTCATGACACAATTAAACGTCTTTATACTTTCCAAGATTGATTTCAACTGGAGCACCTTCTCCAGGTCCTGAACCAAAGTACGTTGCACCTTGTCGAATTAAAGAATATAATCCTCCGCTTCCATAACCAGATTTACCTAAAAAAGCATCCTTCATATCGGTTAATGCAAACTTTAAATCCTCTAAATTTTTAATATCTTTCTTATTATTAAAGTCAAAAGTGTCTTTAACAACGAGCTCACCTTTATCATTAATCTCAACTTTAGCCTTACCTAATAAAGTTTTTAAATTATATCGATCATCTAGAATGTTTCTGAAAATACTTCTATTAATAGAATTAACTCCATAATCTTTATAATCAATAAAACCTTTATCCACACCTTTAACAGCTATTTCTTTTAATAAATTTTTATCAGACTCAGTTAAATCTTTTTCAGTGAAAGCTTCTTTACTGCCTAATAAATCAGAAACAAACATTCTAATATTTGGTGGAATCAAATTTTTAAGGCTTCCAATACCGGATTCTTGTTCCGATTCTAGATTGGTAATGTCTTTGATTTCGCTCATATCTCCATAATACAAAAAAAATTATAATTAATAAAGGCTGAATTATAACAAATATTACAATATTTGCTAGGAAATATCCCATTCCGGTAATGTCACCAATAACTTCTAAGATATATACACAATAATTAAAGATATCCTCTATCATTTCTTATCTCTCTCATTGTAAAATTGATCGACTCGTCTTAGCCATTCAAATTTTGCCTGTCTAAATTCCTCTCCATCAAACTCAAATTTTTGAAAATAATTATCTTTGGTACAGATTAAATTAACACCTTTATTAACATTAGTACCATAGACTTCATTATGAGCTAGTGCATATGCTGCTAATTGTAATTTATAATCCTCTATCCATTCACGTCTTTTAGGCTTGTTAGATTGTTTAAAGTCGACTATACTTTCGGCCCCTTCATAAATACCTACTACATCCGTAGCGCCCGCATATAACCCTGGATAATACAATGTGACCTCCAGGCCCCAATACTCTGTTAATCGGTCTCTAAGGCCGTTTATGAGGATCTGATGAGCCATTTTTTCTGCTATTTGGCCTACTTCTGTCAAATCTATGTGTGGTTCGTTCTTGATCCATCCTTCTAGAATATGGTGCATAATAGTTCCACGAGCTGCTGCTTGGTCCTTGATCCGTGTTGCCTGATCCTGGCCTACTCGTGCAGCCCAGGCGGCCAAAGATGCTTTCTTCTCTTCAGGTTGTGTTGCGGATAATATCGTAGTGACTGATGGTAACTTCTCATCGGTTCCAACATCATAATGTCTCTTACCATCTACAAGAGCTCTAGTTGATGTCGGGTATTGATATAAACTATTTAATTTCATTTAGGTACTCCTATCATATTAAAGTTATAAACTTCTTTATTGTTTAAATCATACTTACCAATAATTTCTTTCCATTGATAATTAGGAAATAAATCTTTAATTTCTTTTTGATTGCCATTCGTGTGTTTAGTTTTAATGGTATGATATTCAGTGACAATAATAGGTCGATAATGTTTAATTAAATGATAAGCACCTTGTAATACTTCAAGTTCATGACACTCCACATCAACTTTAATTAAATCTAATTTAGATAAAAATTTAAATTTATGATCTAAAGTTGTTACATGTAAAGGATAACCTGCATCCATCATAACATCTAATAATTTTACATTACCACTATTATCATGATGATTATGATCAACTAAACCAACTTTAACTTCACCTTTTTGATTAGAGACAGCTTCTTGATAGGTATGAATATTACCACATTGATTGATAATAATATTAGCACATAACAATTGATGAATAAATCGTTGCATTTCAAATGCATAAACAAATCCTTGAGGAACTAATTTAGCTAATGGAATGGTATGAGTTCCAATATGAGCACCAACTTCAATAATATTAGAATCTGGTTTTAAATATTTTTTACACTCATCATAAATTTCATTTTCCCAACCATCATATTTAACTAAGGATTCAGGAATATATTTATCATTTTCTAAATGTATAAATACACCTTTAGAGCATTTAGTCTGTTTCAGGTTCATTAAGTTCCTTATCTATTTCTAATAATTTAATCCACATCCATTTTTCTGATGAATTTTTAGCTCGGTTACATTGAAGACAACAAAAAATAACATTACCTTTTTTATAGGTTCCTAAAGTATTGAATCGATCAATTGAAAAATTAGTATCAAATCTTCTTGAACCTTTCATACCCGGTTCATTTCTTAAATAGGTCCAAGGTTTTTCACATATTCTACAAAGTCTTCCATCGGATTCAGGAAATTTATCTTTCATTAATTGAATATGTAATATTAATTCTTCATACATTTCCTGTTTAGTCATTTCAACGGCCCAAAATTTTTTCATTTTAGAACCTGAAGTTATATGTTTAGATTGACTAAGGAAAAATTGTTCTTTGTTTGCAACACTTGGTTTAAATTTTCGACCTATAGCTGCTACTATAAAACCTTTTTCACTAGAAAAATACTTTAGATATTGTTTAGAATATTTTCGTGCATTTACTTGTTTCCATTTTGCACTCACACCTGCTCTACAATTTTTACAATAAGAATCATAAATATTATTATGATTCATAAATCTAAAATGGTAAAAGGGTAAAATATCTTTACACCTTAAACACATTTTATGGTCGTTTTTTTCTGACATTGGTAACTCTATTTCCAATAGTTCTTTCTCTATCATTCCATCTTAAATCTATTTCAGTGACTTGATCATTATCACCATGACAAATTTTAATTAAATGTCCCTGTGCAGTATCCGATATCCAATATTTTTTATAATTATTTATAATTATTGTTTTTGCATCAGACATTTATTTTCTCCTTTGTCTGTGATTAAGAATCCATAAAACTCTAAACACTTAGCAATCACACTCATATTGTATTTAGGATAATCATCAAATACAAATCGTGCACCTGATTCTGCTCTATTAGCAAACCATACTGCTTCGGTAATAACATCTTTAGTCATATGGGGCCCATCAAAATGAACAAATGAAAATGTAGAATGTCTGTGTTCTGTATCATTCATAAACTGTGTGTCAGTCATATTACATAATACAAATTTACCTTTACTAGTATATTCTTTAAAATCATTAAGCATAGTATCTCTCATACTATCTGTATAATCGCAGGTATAAGCACCTGTGTTATCATAATGTTGATATTCTAAGTTACCGTAAGGATCGACACCGACATGAAGGTAATTATTAACCACATTATCCATAATGATTTTTGAGCCGAGTCCTTCTCTAACACCAATCTCACATGTCTTTGCACCTTTACAGTCAAATCCTTTAGTCCATTTATCCAATAATTCATAATCCGTACTATCTCCTCTTATCATTGTAATGCTCCTAGTATAAATGCAATTGATCCAATTGCTGCCGATAAAAATATTAAACCAAATATTATTCTTTTTGTTTTAATAATTATTTTACTTTTTTGTAAATTTTTTAAACGCATTTGTTTTGGTGTCATATTATTCCTTTTATTCTTTTAATTTTTTTAAAATCTTTTTTATCTCTCACCATTGTGTAAGAGTTGTTACCATCATAGTAATAACCCTCAATATTATAAGTCTTCTTTTTAGGCTTCTTCTTTTTTTCCTTCCTTAACATTTTTCTCCTTCAGTTTAGATTGAAGATATTTTTTTTGTTTAGTTAACATTTCAATTTCATCATGTAATTTTTTAATGACTCCATTGAGTTCTTTAATTAACATAGATTCTAACACCAGTCTTTTAGTTTGATGTTTCATTGGATGAGAAGTTTTTAACTTATCCAGTCTATCTAAATCTTCTAAAGTCATTGCATCCTCGCAGATTCGACTTTATCTAACAAATCATTGATAGACTCTTCAGTTATTTCTATCTCACCTTGATTGTCACATTTATTACAATCTTTAACAAGGTCTGGTTCTTTTGCAGAACCAATATAACCGTTCCCATTACATTCTGGGCAAATCATTTTACCACTCATTAAAGTTTATTGTACGTTTTACCAAATAATGTTTCTGGTGTAATATCAGCTGGTGGTGTTAATTTAATACCAGTGATTTGTTCCATGAAAAAATTATTTTGATTATCTGCATCTAATAATCCTTCAATAAACATAACTGCTTTAACAGCTACTTGAGATGGATTTAATTCACCAAAGTCAAGGTTATCAGATTTAAGAAGATGACTTCTTAATTCTTTTTTCTTAGACTCGGTTAATTTCAGTTTTTTGTTTTTCATTTATATTCCTCACTTTCGTACTGATTTTATTTATAGCAGAAATAAATTTTTCTGCAAACTTTTTTCTCACTTTTCTTTTTATGTATTCAGAATCAAATCCTGCATTTTCGCATAATTCGATAAAGTGTGGATTCTTATAATCTTTTAAAAAATCCAAAGCTTCTTTTTTTTCTTTAGGGGTTGTATCATATCTTTCAGGACCAAACGCATCATATAATGTTTGACCTAAAACAGCCCTCCACAATTTAGTTTCGGGATCTATTGTTGGAGTTTGCTCCACTCGTATAGTTTGAGTACTATACCTACCTACTGATCTTGGTGATCCTATTGGCATATTTACCTCTTTTTCTTTCGTGTTGTTGTTGATAATTTACCATTTAATGATTTAGCTTTTTCATTAACTAGTAATGTGATTGTTTGAGAACGACTTATAGTCATCTCAGGTACAATAACTTTCCGTATGGAATCTATTTTATTGTAAGTTTCTTTTGATAAAGAAACATTTTTATATTTACTTATATCAGTCATTAGTATAACCTTTCATTAATAACATTCTATGTAGGATGTTATGTTAATTTATTCAAGATGTCAATATGAAATTTTTTCTAACAGTTTTTATTTGTTCAGCAATTGATAATACATGTATCATTCCCATAAATGAGCCGTATATATACCCTAAAATGTATAATTCGCACTATGAGTGTGTAAAATCTGGACTTGCTGAGTCATATGAGATATTATATGCCGAAAAATTTTTTGATAAAAATAATATTAATCAATATAAATTATATCCTAAATTTGGTTGTGATGAGGTTCCAGCAGAAGGTGATCCTGCTTAACGACCTTGACCATTATATTTTTTAAAAGATCTTTTTTCTGATTTATTTAATCTTTTTTTATGACGGCCAGGACGTTTTTTAGGTTTTGGTCTAGGTACAAAATTTTTAAAGTTCTGTTTTGCCATTTTCTTTTATAAAACTTTTATCTGAATCAGTTAATTTTAAATATCTAATACTACCATTTATATGTTGTTTGGTATCTTCACCACAATTTGTACATCTATAATATTCAGGAACGATTGCAACTAATATTGCATCTTCTTGACAGTATTCACACATACCATGAACTGTATCTATATTATTAAAAAATTTTATTGATTTAAAAGTCATATTAAATCTACTGCCTTTCCTATTATTGGTTTATATTTAGTTCTTTTTTCTTCTTTAAAAGCTCTTAAAAATTGTTTTCTAGGTTTATCAGTCACATAACTACAATGGACCCACCCACTATTAGGTTCTCCTGGAACATAGAATTCTAAAATCATTTGGTCAAAATCTAAGTTTTGATATATCCAATCAGCTACTTCCGCATTATCTTTACCTGGACATTCAAAATCAACGGCTTCCGCTTTACAGTGCTGACTATCAATTGAGCTTCCTATCTTTAAACATAAATCTGGACTACGATAGCCGCTAGTAACTGTCACCGGTCCGAAATGGTCACGTACCGGTTGCAAAATATTTTCACACAATATTTTTAATTTTTCAATTTGATTAGCATTAGGATTGTTATCGATACTTAATCTAACTGCGGTGTCAGATTTAATTAATTCTTGAAGAGTAAAGTTCCTTGAAAGGTTCATTTTGATTCAATAATTTTATCTATACTATAACTTCCATCAATGTTCTTTACAAGAGATGCTTTTACTTGACCACACATTAGTTGTTTGTTTTTCATGTCCATATTTCTAGATGCGACACGTTTTTTTTCTAAACAGTCGCTGACTGTTTGTTGCAACCTATGTTCAATAAGTTCTCCGTTAAGAAATAAGCATAATGCAATTACAAGTTTCTCCATTCACACTCCTCGTATTCGTTATTATAATCGTATTCTTGAAAAGAACCTTCGTTAATGAGTTCCATTTCCATTTGCAAATTTAATGTCTCTTGTTGCATCTTTTAATTTTTCAATATCTTTTTTTAATTTTGTAATTTCATCTGTGTGTTGTTTTAACATAACACCTGTATGTACATTATCTTCTAATTGTTTCTGCATTTTTTCAATTTGTTTTGCTTGCCATTCAAGGATCATGAACTGCTCCTGGTCGATTGGTTTTTGAACAGATGCCTCAAGTAAATCTTTTTCAAATAATTGATTTTTAGTTTCTAACTGGTTTAATCTTTCAATAACACCAAATGCAAACCAGGCGCCGATTACGATTGCACCAATCAATCCAATTAAATTCCTTAGTGGTAAACCCACATTTGTACTATCACTTATTTTCATGAGTCCCTTTTATTAAAAAACGTTTATGGGATCAACTACCAATTACTATTAGATTTTGTAACTCTATGTGCCAATACTTTTCCTTTATTTGGTCCATATTTTACAACATATCCAGAAGTTCCATTAGCATTGATATCCACTTCACTTCTTGCTTTTAACAAAGCTTTTGATTTAGAAAGTAAAGTTTGTTCTTTGTTTCTATTCTTAAACAAATGTGTAAATCTATCAATCATATGTTTTCCTAATTAAGTTAACTTAATATTATACTACAATCATTATTTTTTAGAAGTGTTATTTGGTTCTATCTCATAGAACATTTTATCAGTATCTTCTGTAATCCAGTCCGAACCTTCGACATCCCAGACTGTATTTTGAACTTTAAAGTCAGGCCAATCGGACTCAGTAGTGTAATTATTAACATGCCACAAAATACGATTATTAGGCTGAGCTGCAAAATTCCCGTTATCAAGAGCCAATATATGTGCACACTTATGTTCTTGAGGTATTTGAGAATGTTCCACATCAAGAATGTTAGGTTCAGGGTGGGCCCAATCAACAGTGAATAAATAATTTCCTGGATAAAAGTTTTTATCCTTTCCACGAAACTTGCCATCTATACCAGCCAAAAAATCAAACACATGCACAGAAGGCCAATAGCTAAAACAGTTCCACAACTGTAACTCGTCCGGGCGCATATCGGGCACTTGATCTCTAGAAAAACGTTTTTGGAAAAACGCTGAGATAGGCAGACGATAGTATACCGCGCCATTCGGAAGTAAGACATGAAAGAGGAGCGCGCGGCCAGAGATACTTGCAATGCCGAAAATAACACAGTCTCTTTCACCTCTTTTCTTTTCATCCATATCGTAGAGATACTCTGTACGAATTTTACAATATATTGGTGGTATATTCGCGTTAAGGTAGGCCATATTTTTATCCTATAATTATCCATAAATATCTCCCCAATTTTCACCTGATTCATAATCAACTTTATTTGGGACTTCTAGTTTAACAGCATTCTCCATAATTTCAATGATTTTATCTGAGTGTTCTTTTGATTCTACAGATAAATCTAATTCATCATGAATTTGTATGTGTGCTACAATTCCTTCTTTATATAAATCGACCATAGCTTTTTTAGTCATATCAGCTGCACTACCTTGAATCAATTTATTTAAAGCTTTATACGTATAAGCTCTTTTGATCCCTGGTCCATGTTCCCTGAGTGCCTCTTCTTGAGGCAAAGCTTTATGCATACCAAACATATTTGGTTCCCAAAGATGAAACCTACATAATCGTCCAAGTAATGTTCTTATTTGACCATGACTCTGAGCTCTGTTTGATACAGCATTCATTAAATTTTTTACAAAAGGTACTTTGTCATGATACTGAGTAAATAATTCATCAGCTTTTTCTTTAGTTACACCAAGCTCAGCTTGTAATTTAGTCTTACCCATACCATAAAACAAACCTAAGTTAATTGTTTTAGCTTGTGATCTAGGTATCTGTGCCATTTCTGCTACTGTTTGGTGAAAGTCTGTATCTATATTTTCATTATACTCATCAACGACATCATAAACTGATGGAAATTTTTCTAATGCAGCATAATGTACAACAAGTCTTGGTTCTTGTTGTGAGTAATCAAAGCATCCCCAGGTACATCCTTGTTCAGGTAAAAACAATGATCGTATCATTGGTCCTAGGTCCTTGTTCCTTGCTGGCAGTTGCTGTAAGTTTGGATTGTTATAACTAAATCGTCCAGTCACAGTACCACCAGCATCAGAACGTATCTGATTTATTTCAGCATGAATTCTACCTTTGTGTTCGAATCTTAAAATAGTATCAATGAATGTAGTATGAGCCTTGTTAATTTCTCTAGCTTGTGCTATTTTCTGTACTAAAGGATGTTGATGTTCAGAAAGAAAATTTTTAGTAAAAGAGGGTGCTTGTGATTTCTCAGTTCTTGAATATTCTAAACCAAGTTTATCAAAAACTTTTGCAATACTTCTTGCAGCCCAGATTTGAGGATCAATTCCTGTTTCAGTTTTTACTTCATGCAACAACTTTTCTTCTTGCAGCTGTAATTGTGTTTTTAATGATAGAGCCCGTTCTCCATCTACTCTTACTCCTTTAAATCTCATGTCAACCAGACATGGAAATAAATCTGTTTCTAAATTAAATATAGATTCTATATCTTGTTTGATAATTTCTGTTTTAAATTTTTGCCATAACTCCAAAGTTAATTCAGCGTCTTTTTCTGCATAAGCTCCAACATACATTGGTGGTAACTTCCACATATCTGCTTTTGGATCCAATCCTCTAGACTTTGCTTCTTCAGTTAATGCAGTTTCATTTTTACCATGACCTAAGTACTCCCATGATAATGCATTTAGACTATAAGCAAATCTATTCTCATCAATTAATGATGCTGCAATCATAGTGTCTACTATTAAACCATTGATTTTTATACCTAAATTTCGTATCCAACATACGTCGTACATTGCATTATGAAATATTTTTATAGCAGGAGTTGCCATAGTATCTGCAAACCATGCTAATACTTTTTTTCGATCCATATTACTCCCTGATCCGTGAGCAATGGGAAAATAAAATTTTCTACCTGCAACAGCTACAGCAATACCTACAACTTCACCTTCACCAATAACCGATCCAGATCCCATTGTTTTTAAATTTGGATCTCTTGTTTCTAAGTCAACTGCAATCTCATCATACGATCGTAAATCAGGAAACTCTTCTGGCTCTATCCATTCTGTTTGTGCTGTAAATATTGGTACTCGCATTATATTTTCTCCTTTAGTGAATCTAAATATTCTTGATCTTCTTTATTTAATTGTTCTTCTTTTTTCTTATTTCCAAATATCTCTTCCCAACGTTGTTTATAAACATCGTTAGTGGGTCTAGATACACCGTCGTATTTTCTACCTTTTTCCTTTGCCATGATCCATATCTTTCAATTTCTTTTTTTCTAATTCACAATAATGAATTATTTTTTCTAAATCTTCTATGCCATTTTTATTCATATAACGGCACACATACTTTATTACATTACCTTGAAAGAATGACAAGTCATTCTTAGAAATAAATTCATAAGGTTGAATGTGAAAATCTTTGTAGTGATTCCCGCCTATCTGTTTATCTTGTGGAAATGCTTCATCAAACATATTTTTATTTGTCATACTTTACTCCTTTAAGTTATTGTGGTAGTTGTTGGTTTAACGGGCATGATAATCTTTTGGGAATCGAAGGCCCCGAACCAACGTCGCTCGTTAAAGCGCGAAGCTACCACTCTCCGCTGAGACTTTCCTTCTATCCCGATCGGTTGAAAGTTACAAAGAATAGCCATAACGCTCCTTCTTTGGTTTCAATAAGTACAAATTTTCTTTAGTTCTGGTAATACCTACATACCAAACTCTATGTTCCTCATTTGATTTCTCTTCATTATTTTCAATTGAATCTCTAATTTTTTTAGCGTTATCTAACACAACAATTACATTTTCACATTCACCACCTTTTGCTGCATGAATAGTTGATACTTCTATCCTTGGATCTGGTGATAGTTTTTCACCATTAGATAACATTGTTCTTATATAATAACATTCATCTTGATCTGCTTTTGTAAATACATTGTACCAAAGATCATCTGGTAAATATCCAAAATCAGATAGTTTATATAAAGCTTGTGTTTCTTTAAATTTTGGTGAACGCGATACGTATTCAGATAATTCTTTTGCATCAGCTAATGATAAAGCGCTACCTTTACAAAGATGACTAAAGTTTAGAATAGCTTTGTATAATCTTGTATTGTAACTTTTACCAAATCTATTTTTAAAATATAAATTGTTTTGTCTTAATTGTTTTGAAATTTCATCTGAACGATATGTAGTTCTAGTTAATATTAACCAGTTACCTTTAGTTAAATCTATATGATCCATATTATATATATGTTGAACAGAACCTTGAATACCTTTTTTAGGTAAATAATCTTTTCGTTTTCTAACAGTAATTCTTTGCAATATAATATCTGTTAATTCTTGTACTGCTGGTGGTATACGATTTGAATAATTTAATATCTCTTCTTCTGCAGGTTCATTTAAAAATCTATTAACATCCGCTCCTGCCCAGGCAAATATGGCTTGGTCATCATCACCAGCTAAATAAATATCTTTTGATTTTTCTTTTAATACATCAAACATTCTCCATTGTATTGGAGATAAATCTTGAGCCTCATCAATAAATACCACATCAAACTCTTTACATTTTTCTTTTTCATCTACAAATTTTGTAATCATATCATTAAAATCATAAAGGGTATCACCTTTAAAATGATTATAATTTAAGTAAACATGACCTAATGTTTCATAATCTAAATCATCACTGTATTCATTTGTATTAAATTCATCTTCTACAGAAATATTTTTAACTCTAGCTTTATTAATTAATTTGAAATATTCACTATTGAAATTTAAATAACCAGATTCATCACCTGAATCTGTCACTCTTAAATTTAATTCTTTACCTATTTGTTCATAATGTACTGGTTGTAAAACATTTTCTTCACTCATACCCAATGTATGAAATGCAAACGAGTGTAATGTTTGAAAGTTTCTTAAATCTTTCTTATCTAAATCAGAATTTCTTTCGAGCATTCTATCTTTAGCTTCATTAGCTGCTTTTCTAGTAAATGCAAAGTAACCTATTTTATTTAAGGGAGTACCTTTTTTAATATACTCATCTACATAATTTAATAATGTAGTTGTTTTACCAGTGCCTGGAGGTCCAAAAATCTTTTTAATCATTAGAAATTACTTTCTCTCTTTTGTATAACTTGTTCTTTTGGTTTCTCTTCGTCAGATAATAATTCAGGAAACTTATTTAAAGATATTTTAACAACATTAACTGGTGGATTAGATTTTTCTTGACCTGCTGATTTTGGAAATCTTTTTTGATTAGTAAAATCTGCTTCAAATAATTCTTTCATCATTTCTCCAGTAACCATTCTATTATCTTTCCATTCTTTATTTTTTAAAGTATTAAAAAAACTTGCATAAACAAAGTATGCATGACTATCTTCAATCAATACTGCTCCTGTTTTAAATGACGCGTGAGTCTGTGCTTTTGGTCCATTTAAATAAGTCAATAAATATTCCTCTAATAGTTCTTTTGGTGTTGTACCTTTTGGTGGAGGTGTTGTTAATTTAGGTGGAAATAAATTATCTAATATATCTTGAAATTCATTTTGTTTTATTTTTGGTGGAACCATGTCTGCTGCTGCACCAATAATTGCTCTAATATTATCTAGTTCAATAATTTGTTTTATATTTTTTGCTCTTACTTCTTTTGTAGTTTGTCCATCAGATAATGTTACATTAAATGTATATTGTGGTTCAGGATAAGTTATTTTCTGTAATCCTGATAATGCTGGGAAAACTCTTTTTTTATCTGATAAATATCCAAAAGCTCTCTTACGACACTCTGCTTTCATACATACTGGTTGTATTGGATCTTCAGTACAAGTATGTCCTTTAGTTTCTCTAACCCAAGATTTTAATTTCTTTTTAGTTTTATCTTCCGACCAATCTATAACTCCATTTGCATCCGGCTTAAAATATTTACCCGGTGCTGCAATAACCATTTTTTCCCAATCATCTGGATATTTCTTTTTAGCAAACACCATGTAGTTATATAAAAATCTATCTCTACCATCTGTTAATGGTTCTTTAGTTAATATTTGTAAACAAGGTGGACCATCATTAAATTCTTCTGCTCCACCATTTAATAAAGATCTGGTGTGTTCTATTGTAAATTCTTCTAATTCATCTGCAGTATAAGTATTAGCATCTATTACATCTATAAATTGATCAAATGTAAATGTTGTACCATCTAAATTAAATCCAACTCTTTCTGTTTTATTGTAATAAGGTAAATTAATATATTGACCCATGTTCCATTTACCTTCAGCATCTTTACCTAATTCTGTTTGCTTAGGATATATTTCAATATTGTTTGGAAGTTTTAATGTAAGTAGTAATCCTTCTAAAAAATTTCTTATTGCAACTGCTCTTATTTTTTCTTTAACAAATAAATATAAATGAAGTCCACCACTTTTAGATTTAACTGGAACAATTGGTAATTTATGTTCTGAAATAATATCTAAATATTTTTTATATGGAAAATTAGAATAACTATGTTGCTTATCATCAATATCTATAGCACCAAATTGTGCCATACCTTTATCATCACATGGTTGAATACCAATTGATTGTCTACCATTTAAATGATCTAAATAATCTTGATCTTTAATTTCTCTGTGTGCCCAACCATAAACTGGTTTAGCTTTACCTGTACTTGGATCTATTGATAATTTTTTTAAATTGGCTACACCAAAATTTCTTTGTAATCCTGAAAATATTTCTATAAATCTTTTTTCTTTATTCATAAACTGTCTCTAGTTTATGTGGGCGATTGCTCGCCCACACATAAAATGATTTAGAAGTTAGAAGCTTCACCTTTAGCAGAGTCATTAGACTCGCCATGTTTAACTTTAACATCACCTTTTGATACACTATCAGAAAAAGACTTAGCTTGTTGATACAATGCAGAATCTTGCACTGGACCAATCTTACTAACTTCCCAACCAAACCATGTACCTTTATCATTTGACTGTTGAGTAGTTCTCAACTTATATGTATGACTGTAAGATGCTGGAGTGAACATACCGTTCTTTCCTTTCATCTTTATACTAACCATCATACTATTCCATTTTCTACTAATCTTTAATTGCGTCGATTTCATGGCAATTAAAGCTGTAGATGGAGTATTACCTAGAACAACTACAAAATGACTTGCAGTCTTTTCGATATAATTACCATTTGGTAATCTATCTTTATAAGATGCATCTCTTGTAGTTTTAGTCATGATATCACTATGAGACGGGTGAATAGCAACTGGTGCTCCAGAACCTTCGCCTCTATCTTGCCATTCAATGTATTCTAACTTGTAATGACAAGGAACGACTTCAATTCCTTTTTCACCGTCGAACAATTCACCAGTAACAGAGTTGTAAATCATTCCAGGTTCTGCACCTTGAACATATTTACCATCTCTTTTATTTACTTCTGGAGATAATTGTCCGAGTATTTTTAAGAATGGTAATGCTAAATCTTCATGAGTTAGGTTATCCACTCCTTGGTTTGCATCTGCTTCAAACATATTAACAGATAGCGCACCTGCATTAACTTTTTCAGTTACTGCATTATTGTTTCTTGGTTCTTGTTTCTTTATTATTTGTTCTTGAGACATATTTATTCCTCCTATGCTCTTGTTATTTTGGTTCTGTTTCCTGCGAACACATTAAAAAGATCAGAGGGCATCTCTTGCCCAGATTCGAGACGCTCTCTGACCAACGCTTTAAGTGTCATAGGTTCAACCTTTAACTTCTGGGTAGGTTGATAGCCTTGACCTTGTGCAAGGACAGCGTATTCTGCCGCCTTGTTATCCTCGTTACGACCAAAGGAAACAGTAACCTCATTTTTAATAAGATCACCCAGGCCGTTATCACGAAGCCATTTAAATGCTTCTTCCTTTTTTGCTACAGGAATTGAAGCACCGTAGACGGGTTTAATTTCTATTGCTGACCCGTCTGCTAATTTCATTGTACTAATATTCATTTCAGTCATCATAGTTGGTATGACTTCTCCTGAAAGAGCTTCTTCTTGTTTTTTTAGCTGTTTTAAATTTTCTTCAGCTATTTTTATTTGATCTTCTATATTCTTTAACTTAACCACTTGTTCAGCTAAAGATGAAACATCATTAGTTTGAGTTATTGACTCAGCTTGATCTGCTTCAAAGTTTATACTCATAGTATTGTATCTCCTTATTTAGTGTTATTATTTCTTTCTTAGCACTTTTAATCATTTTAAAAGCTTTGTATTTCATATAATAAAAATCAAAAATTTTGTCAAGGTTAAAAATAAAAAAACCTATTATAGCTAAAATATAATGTCTAAATTTTATATCTTTATCTTTTTGAAATAAATTAAAATTTTTTATAAACTGTATATCTTTCTTAGTTTGTTTTATAAAATTTTCTAATTCTAACTTTCTATCTTTCATACGATACAGTCTGTTTTGTATCTTCCATCGTTCTTTATCCGTCATCTATGTTTCCTTTTTCGTATAAGTTTATTTCAACTGGGTAGTATGTATGTTCTTGTCGATCCCATTTCAAGAGATTATATTTACCTCCAGTAATGTCTGCGGCAATAGAACACGCTACACCTATTATAGCTGGATCACCTGTTAATAACAAATAATCTTTTTCAGTATAATTCTTTAAAAGTTTTCTTAACTTAAAAATTAAAGGACCAGGTGACAAAATAATTTGGCTAAATTCAGGCAACAATGTGACAAGTTTGCCGTACTTTTGTGCACCCATAATATTAAATTTTGGTTTACCTGATCTTGTACCAGGTAACTCTTGAATAATATAAACTGTAGAATCACTCATAATTATTTTTACTTTCGCTGTTGACAAGTAAGTAGCGTTTATTATATAGATTGTCAATAGAAAGACAACAATAAAAATTATTATGAACTATAAATTTAAAACTAAACCTTATGCGCATCAAATAACTGCGTTAGAAAAATCTTGGAATAAAGAAGTATTTGCATACTTTATGGAAATGGGAACTGGTAAATCAAAAGTTCTTATTGACAACATTTCTATGTTGTATGACAAAGGTAAAATTAATGGTGCATTAATTATTGCACCTAAAGGTGTATATCAAAACTGGTATGATACAGAAATTCCAGTTCATATGGCTGATCATATAGAAAAAGATGTAGTGTTATGGAAAGCTTTAATTAATCAAAAACAACAAAATGAACTTAATAAATTATTTGAGTCTACAGAAAAACTCCATATATTAGTTATGAATGTAGAAGCATTCTCTACTAAAAAAGGTTTAGACTTTGCAGCTAAGTTTATGAGTTGTCACAATACTTTAATAGCAATAGATGAATCTACTACAATTAAAAATCCAGATGCTAAAAGAACTAAAAATATTGTAGCACTTGGTAAGTATGCTAAGTATAGAAGAATACTTACTGGTTCACCTGTAACTAAATCACCATTAGATTTATATAAACAATGTGAATTTTTAGATGAATATTTATTAGAGTATAGTTCTTACTATGCATTTAGAACACGATATGCGATTATGAAATCTGCAAACTTTGGTGGTCGTTCTGTTCAAATAGTTGTAGGTTATAGAAATTTAGGTGAGTTGTCTAAAAAATTAGAACCATTTTCATATCGTTGTTTAAAAGAAGATTGTTTAGATTTACCTGACTACACTTATACTAAACGTGTAATTCAATTAAGTCCTGAACAGAAAAAATTATATCAACAAATGAAAGTATTAGCATTAGCAGAATTAGATGGAAAACAAATGACAACTCAATCTGCTATGGTTCAGTTAATGAGACTACATCAAATCACTTGTGGTCATTTTACTTCTGATGATGGTACCATTAAAGAAATTAAAAATGAAAGATTAACTGCACTAGTTGATATACTTTCTGAAGTAGAAAACAAAGCTGTTATTTGGGCCCACTATAGACATGATATAAATGCAATTATTAATGCTGTAGAAAAAAACTTTGGTAAAGATTCTTATGTAACTTACTATGGTGATACAACAAATGAAGACAGACAAAAAGCTATTAAAGAAATACAAGATCCTAATAGTCCTGTTAGATTTATAATTGGTACACCACAAACGGGTGGCTATGGTATTACCTTAACGGGTGCTAATACAATGATCTATTATGCCAATGGTTATGATTATGAAAAAAGAATACAATCAGAAGCTAGAATAAATCGTGCAGGTCAAACTAGAAAAATGACTTACATAGATATTATTGCAGAAGATACTGTTGATGAAAAAATTGTAAAAGCATTAAGAAATAAAATGAATATTGCAACTAAGATTACAGGAGATGAATTAAAAGAATGGATCTAATTATATTTACTAATGATTTATATCATTTAATTCCTGTAACAAAAGAAATGCTATCAGGTATAGAAATTCCAAATGAAATAGATTGTATGGACTTATGTAAAATTATAAGAGAAAATTTTACAACTTATATTAGTTCTAAAAATATTCATGTCCTGAATGGACACAATGCAAATTTTTATGGATGTATATGTGGGGCCGAAGCCCCACAATAATTATTTAACTTTTATTTCTTGAGCTTTAACTTCTTCCGGTTCATTAACTCCTAATTTAACAGTCAATACACCGTCTTCCATTTTAGCGTCATCAACAACTACATCATTTCTTAAAGAAAATTGTTTGTAGAATTTTCTGAATGCTAAACCTTTTTCAATGTATTCTTTTTCTTTGTCATCTACTTGACCAGAAACAGTTAATACACCATCTTTGTATTCAACTTTAACATTCTTTTTGTTGTAACCAGCAAGACCTAGTTCTATTCCATATTGTCCTTTTCCATATTTCACTACATTGTAAAATGGAAATGATTGTACTTTTGATAAACTATCAAAGATAGAATCAAAAGAATCACCAAACATTCTATTGGAATTATCCCAAAGATCTTTTTGGAATTTATTTATTAAATCTAAACCTGTCATATAAACCTCCTTGTTAATGTTAAGCAAAGTTTAGTGGCCAGCCTAATTGCTGCACCGATAAGTAATATAATTATTTATTTGATATCTACAAGTCCTGTTTCGCGATTCAGGTATTTATATTCTATTTTAGATGTATTAAAATCTTGTTGTATTTTCTTACATATTTGTTCATGGTCAAACTCACCACAACTATATACATCAAATTGCATTAATGCAGGTTTAACTTCATCCCATACATGCATGGCTATATGTGATGTTTCAATAATTGCAACAGCGGTAATGCCTCTATTACCTGGCATAGTACAATATTTAACATATGGACCCATGAATACTTTCATATTTATATCCATAATAAAATTGTTTAACCAACTTTTTAAATAATTTTCATCTACTGGTGGATTATTTATTTCTGCTCGGACAATAAGATGCTTATGCACCAACAAACTATTTTCCATATGTACACCTTTCTTAATCTAAGAATAAATTAAACAGACCTGTTAAAGCTAATATAGTTGTAAAAGCTCCACCAATTATCCAATATAATAATTGATCTGTCTTATTTTCGATCTTATCTACTTTCTTATCAAGTTTGTCAATATCATCATGCATATGCTTGAGATGATTATCACGAATTATTGTAATGTCTTTTTGTAAACCTGTTACATGACCATATAAGTCTTGTATTGTTCCATCTAATGTTTCAGGTTTACGTTTAGGCATTATGGTGTATATGGTGGAATATAAGTTGGTGTTGGAATTGTATCTTCGTAAGGTATCAACTCATTAATTGTATATGTGAGATTTGATTGAATTGGTTTTTTCATAGGCACCATTTGAGTTTTTTCTGTTCCTGTTTCTACAGGAAAACCAAATTCTCCTTTATTTAATTCTAAGCCAGTAGGATCAATAACTTGTCCATCTATTAATTGAAGTTTATTATATTGAGACATGTCATCATAACCAACATAATCTTTAGGACCAAAAATACCTCTACCATAATCAATAGCACTTCCTATTACTGGTCCTACTAAAGGAACACCTGTTAATAAACTAACAAGTCCTCCTAAAAATCTACCACCAAATCCAGGTTTAGTTTGTCCTACCCTTGGATCACTTGATACGTACCCAAAGCCAGGCATACCAGGAGTACCAACAGTAGAAATAGAATTTCCTCTACCGAG